CCTAAAGCCTCCACACTCGCAAACCTTTTATGCCGTCTTCTATGACTACTTTCGTAAGTAGATCCATCTTTAGTCGGCGGGCCACTCGGTCAAGTTCCGCTTTAGCTTTTGCTGTATCAATGCAGGGTACAAAAAACGAGTACCCTTTGCGGAACTTGGCCCAGTTAACCTCATAGTGAACTGTCTCGATTTTCATCGGGTGTATCTATGTGAATAAAATCAGACCGAGACGCATCAAACATCAAGGCACGCACTGCGGGGGACACAACCTTCATGCCTTTAGCCATACGCTTGTTGACTGCTTCTTTAAATACATTAGCCTCTTTTAGCTCTTTAAGTAAATCTTTGTAGTTAATCTGGCGCTGAACGCAAAAGTCTTTGAACGATTTGGCCGCAATCCATAACAGTTTGGTATCCGGCTCGTAGCGTATAAGCAGTTCACCCTTTGGCTCCATAGTCGGCATAGGGATCATGTTGCTCCGTGCGTCATTCTCACCATTGACAACCAAAGCGTGGTTCATATTGCCGTTGATAAACTCACCAAGCGTAGAGGCAGGGTTGCTGATTGGGGGCTTAATATCCTCACGCATCTCGCCGAGCATGCCTTTAAGCCAGTCGTACACAGCCTTCATGTCGTAGTCGTGCAGTTGTAGGTTCTTAGCGATTAGGCCACCGGCAATGTTACAGGCGGCTACGGCTGACCAGAAACGCTCACGCTGTGTGAACTTAACTTCTTTGTCGAGCTTAGCCTGAATCTTACGCACTAAGTCTTTGGCGTCTTCCAAGTTGTTAACAAGCCACTGGGCGTAAATCTCACCGGCAAACCCGTAGTTCTCCCGCAGTTGGTGGTCAAACATTTGCTTGCCGACTTGCACGTCAATCAGGTTGTTAGGCTTGATCTCATATTCAAGTAGACGCATGGACTCGCCATCGGGGGAATCTTTTGCCGCGCCAAGCTTTTGGTAGAAGCTAGCGTTTGAGGACGTTAAGGTCATCCCATTCCAGCTAGTTAAGTTAACCCGCTCCTCGTTGACCGAGCCACGCATCTTGTTCTTGCCCCGACCCTGAGAGATGCTGTACGACAGGTCAGAGAACTCCATAGGGCTAGTGTTCGTAATCTCGTCGATTGTATTGGGCAGGTTGTTCATCACACCAAGCCTGTGCATCTTTGCGTTGAACGTATCCTTCCAGATCGAGGCGTTCTTAACGGGGTGACCCCATACACTGTTGCACATAAACAACGCTGTCGACTTACCCGAGCCTGAGCTACTGTGAATCAAGTTGATGATTGCACCAGACATGCCGGTGAATTTAAGCAGTGGTGAACCAAAGGCCGTCAGCGCCGCAAAAGCATGAGGCTCAAGGCCGGGCTGCGCGTACATGTTGAAGACTTCTTTCCACTTCTCAAAGTCACCGTGTTCGTTAAGGTGCTCGGCTACCGCCTTGGTAATGTGTGAGGGCGGACTGTAATACACGCCATCTTTTGTAATCTCTCTATCGCCAAGAATGAACTTGCTATCGTTATCGACCCAACCAAACTGTGTTCTCATAATATCTGCCTTCCGCATAACTTGTAAATTTTTAACCGCTGTAATCACATATACGCACATGAGGTCAACTTGCTTACTAAACAAGCCCACACCCTTAGACGCTAGTGCTTCCCGCAGTTTGTCTTTTGATGAAAGTACTCCGAGTGGGATTGCAAACTCTTTCATGCCGTCCCTTGGTAGGTGCAATCGGAATAGCAATGTCTCCCCAATATCGGGGTCTGTTAGCCGCTTGATGATGTACAGGTCGTGCTCATACACAAGGTCTGGTTCTGCTTCGTCAGTTGCGGGCCTGCGGTAGATGCCGCCGTTTTTACCCCTGAAGAATGGGAATGGATACTCAGGTATGCGTACTGTCTCAACCTCACCGTCTTCGGCTTTGATTACAACATCGTAATCTTCGTCTTCGGCTTCCTCGATCTCCACACCAAGCATGATTGGTGATTTGATCTTGCCCTTGTGTTTACACCCTTCGCAACCCGTGGGGTTCTGCTTCTCAAAGGTAGCGCAGTGATGCGGCCCACCCGTGCGTTGCAGGTCATCAACTTTGTACTCGGTCTTAAACCGGTCGTAGTCGGGATGCTCCGCAGACATTTTGTGTATTGCGGAATCTCGGTCGATGCAAAAAGTTGCAATCGAAAGCGCTGAGCGCCATAAGTTGTAGTCGAGTGTGGCTTGATTCTCGTAGCAGTGCATCAGTTGGTTGCAACCTTCGCCCTGCGCTGATTTCAGCATTATTGTTTTAAATCGCTTCACTTTATTCTGCATCACCGATTCCATCAAAGGACTCATGGTGCGCGGTATAAAGTCTGGCCGCTCGTCTTCCGGTTCCGCATCCGGTGCGCCGAGTAGCTCTTTCACTTGTGCGTAGGTCATACGCTGAGTGACTTCGTTAAGAACCGTTACTTCTACCGGTTCAGCTTTAAAGTTGTATGTGCCGGGGACACGCAGTACTCTGGATGCTTCAAATACAGCAGGGTCAACAATGAATCCTTGCTCTACGCACAACTCACGAAGGCGGTTTGCAAGGGGTTCCCAATCTGTGCGAGTTATGGTCTCTTCTAGCAACCAGTATGCGTGGATGCCGTAGCCTGAACTAACTAAAATCGGTTGTGGTAACCCTACGTTTTTACAGAACTTCTTAAACTCGGCAAGACCTGTGGCTTGGTCAATGTAACCTTTGATAACTCCCTTTTCATCGGGTACAGCCTTCGTGGGGCCGCAATCAATATCCATCCACAGTGCGCGAACATAGGCAACGTTTTCGTGTGTGCGGTTATTGAGCGGGCCAAACTTGGCGCAACCAAAAAACACATCGAACTTGTTGCTTACTAGCGTCTCAATCTGCTCATCTACTTCTGCTCTTGTATCGTAAAACTTCTGATCTGGATACTTCCCTAGCCCAAACACACAGTACCGACCCTCTGTGGGTAGTACGGCATCTAGCAGGTCAAAGTGGGACATTTATTTATTTCAGTTGATGGTGGGCTTTAAGGTAGAGTATGTAATCGCTAATCGCTTGATCGTAGGAATGAAAGGGGACTGAGTCCCCCTTAAACCAATTGTAGATAGTCATTCGGGTTACCCCAAAGTCATCTGCAATCTTGCTAACGCTTATGTTTTCGCGGATACATACACGACCCAAGGCCACACCCAGAGACTTGACGCTTGCTTTTTTATTTGCGTGCACCAAGCTCTGGCTATAACCATAGGTCATGCGTTACTCCTCGTCACTCCAAGCCTTCACCACGGAATCCAAATCCTTCTTGGTCACAGGTGCAGGCGCAGTCTTAGCGGGGCGCTTGATTGGCTCGTCGATTGGATCAACTTTAGCGGGGGCTTCTGCTTTGGGGGCGGGTGCTTCCAACTTAGCAGGCTTACCTGACATGTCTGCTTGGTATGGTGTCATAACGACCATCTTCAGCACTTCAGGGGTGTTAGCCACTTTGCTAGTCACAGCGTACTGCGTCTTGTTAATGTACTTAGTCGGCGTAAACAACACAGACTGGTTGTCATTGTCTTCGTTAAAACTAATTTGCGTTATAACGTAGTCCAAGCTCTTGCCGTTGTTGGACAAGTACTTAGAGTAGTTTTCAAACGTGTGCGTGTTATCGCCTACGCTCTCACCAAACAAAGACTTGGATGCCAAGTTCATTTGGTAGACTGAACCTTCAAGTGATGTACCGAAGTCTTCTTCCAACACAAGCGCAATGCGGCGTGAATAGCGGCAAGCCTTAGAGTTACCTTGGCCTGAGCCTTTGATATTCTGACCGCAACTATCGCAACGATCTGCTTGTGGGTTAGCTGAGCCTGCATCGGGTGCACGCCCATCATTAGAGAAGCAATCAGGTGCAGTCGGCTCGGCATCAGGGCTCCACTGTTTAGCGTAGAAGATACGGCCAACAGCAGGGGATGCGTTAACGATGACGGCATTCACGTTGCCTTTGACCTTGCCCATCTCTTCGCCGCCGACTGTCTTACGGAAGATGCCATTCTTAGGCACGATGCGTTTGACTCCGGTACGACCAGCGAGTTGTCGTGTAAGGTCGCTAACTCCTGCGGTTTGCAAGAATTCGGGGAGGTCTTCGTTGAGGATTGTAATGTTACTCATTTTCAGCTTTCTTTAGAACGTCTAACTACCACGGTGTATTCACTTTCGACATTTAGCCCCTTGGGATAAAGGTCTGGATTCTCAGCGAGAAAGTCTTTCATGTTTGTTTGATGAAGTCTTTTCTCTAACAGGCCAAATGCTCCGGTCTCTTCAATAAAACCGTAGATTGAATCCCAATCGTTTGTCCAATACCGTGACTTAATTGAACGCATGATCGTGCCATGTGGGGTGCGAATGCTGTCGGCATTCATGTCTTTGCATACGTCGAGCATCTCTTGTGCTAACACTTTCATCTGCTCTTCGAGGTCTTGATCTTCGGCTTCAAACACTTTCTTGTTTGCCGCCCGCTTGTCGCGTATCTTGATATAGATTGAGGTCAATCTGTCCAAGTCTACGGAGGTGACTTTGTCTTCAACTTCTTCCATCTGATTCTCCTAATTGTTAAATGTGTCGCAGTGACAGTTCACATAAAGCAGTGTGATTGTTTCAAAACATTTAACGTCTGCAACGGCGCTAACCCGTTACCCATCACTGCGACACAACTCTAATATAACACCACTTTTGACATTGTCAAGAGGCGTCTATAAATTCTTCTCTGTACAAATCAATTATTTTGTTATGGTTCGCTACGTTGTTACGCAACAAAGCATATAAACGCTTCTCCGTTGGGCTTCCGTGTATGTGTACGATAGTCATTGGATTGCGTTGGCCGGGCCTGTCGATGCGTGCGTTTGCTTGCAGATACGTTTCGACACTGGAGGTGGGAGCGTACCAAATAACAGTGTTAGCCGCAGTCAGTGTTAACCCGTGTGATGCCGCTTGCGGTTGGATGACAAGCACTTTAGGGTTATCCCGTGTCTGAAACTCTTTGACAATCTCTGCACGTCTGTTAGCAGACACAGCCCCGTTAATGACATCGCATGTAATGCCGTTCTTAATTAAGTATTTGGTTAACAACTCAATCGTGTGCGTGAACGGAACAAACACGAGCACCTTGTGGCTTGACTCATCAATCACTTCCTTAATTACTTTGAGGCGATCAGACACATCAAACTCAATCACTTCGCCCGTGTCTGAATACACTGCGCCACCTGAGATTTGCAAGAGCTTGTTGAGCTTTACTGCGGCGTTGATAGCTGTAATCTCTTCTCCTGCTGCCTCAATTAACATCTGCTTCTTGAGTATGTTGTAGTACTTCATCTGCTGTGGCGAGAGTGGGGCCTCTCTGTCAACAGCAGTAACCTCGGGCAAGTCAAGGCAGTCGGCTTTCTCAAACCGGATAGCAGGCTGAAGTATTTTGTGTACAGTTGCTTCCGCAGTGGGCTTAGGTATCCAACGATAGTCACTGATCTTGTGCATGACTGTGTCGCGGAACTGACCAAAAAAAGGTGACACACCTTGGGGGTTCACAAGCTTTGCCAATCCGTAAGCATCCACAGGCGACTGAGCCGCTGGCGTACCCGTCAACATCCACAGACCCTTAACCACTT